CTTTACAACGTCAAGGGAAAGCCTCATAGTAACACCTCAATCAATCAAAAGGGGTTACATCATGAAATTAGGTACTCAAACAGGCTCACTCGTCAATCACCTTTATACCACTAACTATGGCCACACAGTAGAAACTATCGAAATCGGAATGCCAGCTACAATGACTGGTTGGACTGATCGTTACGCCGCTACTGTTACAGACATTTTTAAAATAGGCAAAAGCCACTATGTCACAATCCAGCAAGACACAGCTAAAGTAGTCGGTGGAACAGGTTACGGTAACGAAGTATACGAATACGAGCGCAACCCAAATGGTTGCACACGCACATTCAAAATAGACGGTACACTCAAGCCCGTCTACCTGAACGAAAACAATCGCTGGGTTAAAGGTACAGGCGGAGCGATTATCGGAATAAGGGAAGAATACAGAGACCCATCATTCTAAGTAAACAAAGCCCCCTACGGGGGGCATTCAAACCAAGGGGAACAATATGAACACATTTTTAAACTTAGTAAACGCAATACCAACGCCCGCCAAGGTTGCCATTCTGGTAGCTCTGTACTTGATCGCCAGCACTATGGAGTATAACGACTGCATAAACATGGGGGTGTGCTAATGCGCTTAGATAAATTTGTAGACAAATGCTTTATTGAAAACCAGAACTGGGACGGCCATCTGATTAGCGTTTCTGATGACCTTAAAGAAGAAATTTGCCTAATGTGGCTGGCCGAACACATGTCATGGTGCGAAGATGTATTTGCCGCCTATGAGCAGGACTCTTACGAGACACTGCTGCTTGACCTGTATGACAAGAGGGACGGAACATTCGCTTCAAGGACAGTAATCAACGCTGCATTAAGATACGTTACAGGCGATCTGCCGATGCAGGATTACGAGGACGATTGCTTCTACAGCGTAGCCCTTGATTATTTTAAGAAAGAACTTTACACAATGTCACCGCTGGACTTTGACGAATGGTACAGAGGCGGGATATACCTTTACCTTGAAATCAGACTAAGCGAGCTACTGATGGACGCTTACCTAAAGGCCATCAACCCAGAGGAGCTATACTAATGTTTAACTATAGCATCGACACATAAAACACATGTGACGAAAAAACAGCAATTGATCGACATAACAACTAACAAGCAGACGGGGTTAAATTATGATTAGTTTTATTTTGACTTTGGTAATTGGTGGCTTCTTACTGTATGGAGCTTACTTGATTGTGGAAGATAAACAGGCGGAGTGGGAAGTAAAAAAGAAGATACGGGAAGCCAACAAGATGGCAGATCGTTTCATTAAACAGACGCAAAGCAACAATAAGAAACAAAAGTTTTAGATCGAGGTTTCCCCTGACCTTTTGAGCAGGACTAGCCCACCTGTGATCGCAACGGGCTACTATACCCAGAGAGGCATAAACGATATGCAAAACAATCATTATTCAGCCAAGTTAGTAATCACTATAATGCCGCTCCAACTTAGAGAGAGGTGCAAGGTGATACTGTACGGCATAGTAGTGACAATCGTTGGCCTTCTGGCAATAGCAAAGGACGACATTAAAACAGCCCCTTAATTGGGGCTTTTTATTAGGTGCGAAAATACGGACTTTAAGTACGGTTTTACATGCAAAGTGCTGATTATGGTACATTGTCAAGATAACTGATAAACTGTTGCGGCCATTAGCAGAGATGCGGGAGGCACCATGAAGCATTTACAGATCACGCAGCGTATCCTAGACTGCGAAGAAAACGGCTGGAATGACCTGCTTGTTAAGATTGATAACATCACGCAGAGTATAATAGACTCACCCTCAGCGGTGTTTCAGATCAAGACTGCCCTTATATACTGGTGCGATGCTGTCGATATTAGACTCAACGCATTACCGCCAGACGAGGAAGAAGTGATACTGCACAACCCATCAATGAACCATGAACAAACCTTTGGAACGGAGGCTTAATGCTTACCATAGAGTATAAGAAAACTGGGGAACTAATACCGTATATCAACAACTCTCGAACCCATAGCGAAAAGCAAGTTCAGCAAGTTGCTGCAAGCATCAAAGAATTTGGATTCACTAACCCCATCTTGATAGATGAGGGTAATGGCATTATAGCGGGGCATGGAAGGCTTCAGGCGGCTCAAATGATGGGAATGGATGAAGTGCCTACGATTACGCTGGAAGGGCTTACAGAGGCTCAGAGGAAGGCGTACGTCATAGCGGATAATCAACTGGCCCTAAATGCTGGGTGGGACTTAGACGCGCTAAAGTTAGAGGTTGACCGATTGGGCGAGTTAGACTTTGATATTAGCCTGCTTGGATTTGATGACGATATGCTGGCAGGGCTTATGGAAGAAGAACCAGCCGAAGGTTTAACCGATGAAGATGATGTGCCTGAGCTTGAGGACGACCCTGTAACGGTTGAGGGTGACGTTTGGATATTGGGCAACCATCGACTAATGTGTGGAGACTCTACGAGTATCGATGCGGTTGATAAGCTGATGGCTGGTAACAAGGCTGATATGGTGTTTACTGACCCTCCTTATAATATAGATTATCAGGGTGTTAGCGATAAAAGAGAAAAGATAAAAAACGATAAAATGCCCGATTCCGACTTTAAAGACTTTCTTATTCAGTCGGTTATGAGTTGCGAAACAATGTATGTTTGCTGTAGTTGGCAATACTCGCATTTATTTAAAGAAGCTATGGAAGAAATGGCCAGAAAGCCTAAAGCCATGATTATTTGGAACAAGGTTAATCCTGCACAGCATCTCGACAAGTATTTTAAGCAGCACGAAATTATTTTCTATTATGGTGATTTTGGCGGTCAAAAAACCTTGAGGGGTGATATATGGGAAATGAAACGCCAAAGAAATACTGTTCACCCAACTATGAAGCCTGTTGAGCTAATAGACATGGCTATGGCAGACCAGCCAGAAAAAAAGAAAGTGTATGATGGGTTTGGCGGTTCAGGTTCTACATTAATATCATGCGAAAAGAACCATAGAGATTGCTACATGATGGAATTAGACCCTAAATACTGCGATGTTATTATTAAACGCTGGCAGGACTTTACTGGGAAAGAAGCCGTAATCGAATCAACAGGCGATAAGTTTAACGATATGTATATCAACGGACGCAAGTCTGACTTTGCGGACGCTAATCTAGGCGAGCTAAAGGCCGTTAAATGAAGATAGGTAATCAAGGTGATGGTGGCGGACGACCTGCTGTAGAGCTTACGGCAGAGCAGGTGATTGAGCTAAAGGCACTGGCTGCTGTACTTAATAAGTCTCAGGTTGCTGATTATTTCGGCATCTCTGAAAACACTTTGAGGGCTATCGAAAAAAGACAGCCTGAAGTTTCTGAGGCTTATAAAAAGGGACGGGTAAATCAGATAGTAGGCATGGGCTCTAACCTTATAAAGCTGGCTAAGGCTGGTAACGTAACGGCAAACATATTCTACCTAAAGACGCAGGCAGGCTGGAAAGAAGAACAGCATGAGGTTATGGACATTCCTGCAATCAACATAGTGGTGGACGGTCGTGCAATTAACCCTCCCACAGAGTGAGATATACCTTTGCCCTAGTCGCTTTATTTCTGTTGTAGCTGGCAGACGATTCGGAAAGACATTTCTATCGACTGGCAAGATACTTGAACAAGCCATCAAGGGCAGGGACAGAAACGTATGGTATGTGGCCCCAACGTACGGAGCTGCTAAAGAGATCGCTTGGGATATGCTAATCACCACAATACCGCCTGAGTACATTTACAAGACCAATGAAACAAGCCTGACCCTAAAGCTAATCAATGGCTCTGTGATCGCTTTAAAGGGCGCAGAAAAGCCTAACAACCTTCGAGGAAGATCACTCGACTACGTTGTATTAGATGAGTTTGCCGATATGCGGCCAGAGGCGTGGAGTGAGGTTCTTAGGCCATCATTATCTGACCGACAAGGGGGCGCGTTATTCATTGGCACACCGAAAGGACGTAACCACTTCTACGATATATGGGCTAAGGGTATTGACGGCGACAATGATTGGTCGAGCTTTCAGTACACAACCCTTCAGGGTGGGAACGTACCAGAGGAAGAAGTTGCTGCTGCCCGTAATGACCTAGATGAACGAACCTTTCAGCAAGAGTACGAGGCTGCGTTTGTCAACTACAGCGGTATCATTTATTATGCCTTTAATCGGGAGAAGTCTGTCAAGCGCATTGAGGATACTGGCGGCACTCTGCACATCGGGCTAGACTTTAACATCGACCCCATGAGTGCGGTTGTTTGCTTACGTCATGGCAATGATTTGTTGGCGATAGATGAGATCGTCATGTATGGCAGCAATACAGATGAGATGGTCGCAGAGATTAAGTCAAGATACAGCGACCGACCTGTTATAATTTACCCAGACCCCGCCTCAAGGCAGCGCAAAACTAGCGCAGGAGGCAGGACGGATTTGAGCATCTTGCAGAATGCAGGCTTTGCGGTGAAATCTAAAAACAGTCACGCACTGGTCAGGGATAGAATAAATGCGGTGAATAGCAGATTGCGCTCAAGTGGCGGCGATCGCTATTTGTTTATAGACCCCAAATGCAAGCACACGATTAAGAGCCTTGAGCGACAGACGTACAAAGAGGGAACGAGCCAGCCTAACAAGGACGGCTTTGACCACATGAACGATGCCCTTGGTTACTTAGTTGAATACCTGTTCCCATTGAGAACAGATTACAAGATTGAACAGCCGACAAGGTGGAGTTAATGAGAAGCACAGATATTGATTACACGCACCCAGAATACGATAGAAACAAATATCGCTGGGAGTTCTACCTTCGCTCTTACATGGGTGGAGAAGATTACAAGGACGGAGCGTACCTAACCCGCTACGTCAACGAAGATAAAGACGAATATAATCGCCGGTTAGACCTGACCCCGATGGACAACCACTGCAAGAACATCGTGCACATCTACAGTTCTTTCTTGTGGCGCGTTCCCCCAGTTCGACAGTTTAACTCTCTGGCAAACAACCCTGCCTTGGAGAACTTCCTAAAAGACGCTGACCTTGACGGTAAGAGCTTTAACACGTTCATGCGTGAATCTCAGGTCTGGGCTTCTGTCTATGGCGGCGTATGGCTAATCATTGACAAGCCAAAGTCTAACGCTGGCACACGAGCCGAGGAACTTGCTCAGGACATCAGGCCGTATGTAAACCTGTTTACCCCTGAGAACGTGTTCGACTGGAAGTATGAGCGTACTGCGTCTGGCAGGTTTAAGCTGGTCTACCTGAAGGTGCGTGAGTCTATCGAAGAAGTCACCGACACAGAGAAAGAAACGTACTACCGCATCTGGACTGAAGAAACTATTGAAAGCTGGAAGTCTCTTAACGAGGTCGATCAGTTTATTGAGACTGTACCCAATCCACTAGGCCGTATACCCGCTGTATTCGTCCCTGCTCAACGATCTGTTGTGAGGGGTATTGGTATCAGTGACCTGTCAGATGTCGCTTACATGCAAAAAGC